CCAGCGAGCGCCTGGTTGCTGAGGTGCCACCAATTGCAAGCTCCTCTTGATAGTCACCAGCGTTACTGCCGGCATTTGCTTCAGCGCTTGCGACTGCATTACGCGATGCGCTATACATTGAAATACCAAGACGGCCGTCGGGGCCACGCTTAAGCGGCACGATTGCCTCAGGGCCAGCCTCGCCCATAAGGCCGTTTTGCATCTCGCCACCCTTAGCGTACTTGAAGAAGGTTGGGCGGGTCACGATGCCGCCGTTGGCGAATGGCTGGATGCTATTTTCCGCGTAAACATTACCTTTTGCGTTCAAGGCTGGCATTGAAAACGCCGCTGGATTGAAACCAGCCTGTCCACCACCAAAAATGCCGCTGTAATTTGGAGCACTTCCTCCGCTGAATGGGCTGGTGCTGATCCCTAGCGCTTTCATGATGCTTCCGTAAATAATCATTGCAAGCTGTTGAGCAATGATCTGTTGCGCCATCTGCAGGAAGCTTTCACCAATAGAACGCATCATGTCTGCTAACGCTTGCCTTGCAGACGTCGCGCCAGAAATCGTTTCGGTAAATGCATTGGCGAACGATTCACTGATCGCCCTTGCGCCAGTTGCTACTTGATTTTCAATGGTAATAAGCTCCTGTAAATTTGCTTTCATTTCCGCAAATGTTTCCATTGCAGGCGTCGCAAATTCACCCGGCGCATATCCAACATCAGCGCCAAAGCCTCCACCGGCCGCCCCAAAATCAAACGCAGCAATACCAGCTCGACGCCCCATGGCTTGCATTTCTTGCGTCAGTCCCATGCTTTCAAGGATCTTGCGCTGCAATTCCAGCTCAGCAGTCATGTTCTGCTCCGCTTCAAGCTGAAGTTGCTTATACTCCAGTTTGTTTTGAGCAATTTTTTCAGCAATTCGCTCAACGTCTAGCCCTTGTTGCAATCCTTGAACACGCAAGTCATCAAGCGCACTATTTTCCTCATTTATTGCCGTTTGTTTTACGTCCACCTGGAGCTGACGCTCTTTTAAGCGCAATGCTTCAAGCTCCACTCGACTTGCGCCAGATGCGATCATTTCCCTTCTCTGACGCTCAAGCGTTGTCAATTCTTCAACAAGCAATGTCTTCAATGACATATCTTGAATGCGTGCAAGATCTCTAAACGTCTCCTCGTATTGACGTTGACGCTCGCGAGCAAGCTTTTCTACATCGCGTGCGGCTTTTGCGGAATCGCCGGCAGCGGTATCCTCTCCTCCGCCCTGAAGCGCACCTTCTCCGCCAAATTGCGATGGTTTAAATTCTGGAAAAATATCTTCTACCTTGAATTGACCCTCACCAACTCCAAAAATACCAGCGGCTTGTTTGCCTAAAAATCTTGACGCAAAAACACCAGGGAGAAATCTGGTTACTTGATACATAATTTTGTAAACATTTCTGAAAGCTTTGGACAGGCCGGAAATGACATTTACAACAACTGCGCCAGCATTGACCCAATCGGCCACAAATTGCTTAATTTGTCTACTGTTTTGATTGACCCAATTAATCATATTTGTAAGAAAATCTTGCAACCCAGAGCCAGTGCGCTGGAAGAATCCTCCAAAGTTCTCAGAAGCATTGTCAAGGGCAATTTGCAATCTTACTCCAGCCTTTTCTGGACCTTCTGCAATTAATTGCGCAACATCGTCATACTCTTCAAACTGTCCTCTTGCAAACTTAACAAAATCAGCAATTGTCACTTCACCATTTTCAAATGCTTTAGCAAGCTGCGGAAGCGTACGTCCAGTTGCTGCAGCAAACTTCGCTACAGCGCCAGGCAGTCGCTCGCCGATTTGTCCCGACATCTCTTCCGCGCTTACCTTGCCCTTAGAGAGCACCTGCGTGGTTGCGCGAATCAACGCATCAAGATCTTGCTGCGACTTGCCAAACGCCACGCCCGAAGCAATAACCCCTCGGTAAATTGCTTCAGTTTCAGCAAAGGTTAAATTATTTGCTCGCGCTGCAACAGCAATCTGAGCCAAACCCTCGATTGACGGTTTTAATGCGACTGCATAGTCACTACTGACGGAGCGAGCGAGCTGCAAAAGACGATTGTATTCATCTTGATTTGTCGCGGCTTGAGCGAGAGTCGTCTTGGCAAGATTAAGCTGAGCAACATATTCGCCAATCGCTCCAGCTTGCTGACGAATCATTCCAACTTGCGCGCCAATTGCGGCACCAGCAAAAGCGCCCCCTACTGTTCCCAGCCCAGGAACAACAGACCCAACGGCAGCACCAAGTCCACCGCCAAGCAAACCTTCAGGTCCGCCAAAGATGCCGCCAGAAATAACAGCCCCAGCCGCTTGAACAGCTTGACCTGCCGTTAGCCGACGACGCCTGCGCCGATCTCTTGCTTCGAGCTGCCGATCAAAAGCTGCGAGCTCATCACGAAATCCTTTCTCACGAACGCGACCCTCAAGATCGAGACCATCAAGAAGTTTGTCAATATGAATTTGATCGTATTTAGATTGAATTTCGACGCGACGCACTCGCGCGTCCTCATAAATGCGATTGACATCATTAAGGGAGCGCTGAATTGATTCCTGAGCACGACGCCCCGCCTCAGGAAAAATTTGCGGTCCGATCGGCGCTGGATACGCACCTTCTTCAACGCGAATACGACCAGCCGTGCGAGCCCCACCCATAATCATGGCGCCAGTGGCGGGATCTCGATATCCGCCAACGCCAGGCGCCATTGGCCCTTGCGTTCTGTAATACTCCTGAATGCCTGCGAGCTTTTCTGAGCGACGCTCAACTCCTGCTTGTGCAATATCAAGCTTGCGAAATGCTTCAGCAGTACCGGTTAGCTCATTGCGAAGTTCGCGCTGGATGTCAGCCATTCGATTAGCAACATCCACGTAACGCGCACTGCCACGCTCAACGTTCGCCAGTTCGGCCGTAAGCTCTGAAAGCTGCTGCTCAAGCGCTGCTGTTGTATTGGGCAAATCAGGCAGGCGCCCTGGACTTGCGTATCCACCAGTGAAGGTAGGGCTTTGATATGCTTGGAAACCAGCTATCACTTCTGCTCGGCCAGTACGACCGGCCTGAGTGATCGTCATCAAACGAATACGCTCAAGCGTTTCAAGATATTTTTCAGAATCAAATCGAAGTCCAACCATGCCGCGACGAAGGGCAGCAATCTGACCAGAAAGCTTTTCTGGAGTAGCACCAAAACCCTGATTAAGTGCACGACTAAATTCTTGGGCTTCAGACGATAGGCCAGTCAGCTTGCCACGTGCATTATCAATATCTTTGCCAAGTTGCGCAAAAGCGGACGACCCTGGCCTGCTTTGTCGCTGAAGTTCTTTTAAGGCGGTGATTTGGCGCTGAAACGCTTCAGCGCTTTGCTTGGATGAGGAAGAGGAGCGAAGAATAGCTTCTCTTTGGCTATCAATCGCATTAGTTGAACCTTTTAACTCCGTTTCAAGCTGAGCAATGCTACTTACAAGTCGGCTATAAGTTGCACTGCCAATTTCAGCCTGTCCACGCAAGCCTTTAAAAGCTTCAAGTTGACCACGAATAAGCTGCTCAGTCCGTTCGCTCGCTTCACCAAACTCAATAATGCTGCGACGCGCTTTTTCGATCGTTGCATTATTAGGACCAATGGCTTTTTCAAGCTCGCGAAAGGAGCTTTTTAGTTTATCCAGCCCCTCGGCACCCTGAATGCCAAGCTTGACCAGAATTTCGCTTACTTGTTTAGCCATCCTTGTCCTTGGCCAATTCGCTTAACGCTGCAGCCTCCATTATTTGAAGACCTTCCAGCATCTCGCGGCGATTCTCCACATTGTAAAGGTCAAACATCCCGCCAGCACAGAGCATTACCTCATATCGCAATCCGAGGTAGCCCGCCATCGTCGTGCTCCACTGCGTTTGCATCCGTAGGAACATCATCACGACATCCCAGTTTTCGTCCCACACCTCAAAGTCAGCCGACTCCTCAGAAGGCTGCTCAGGGAGGACGATGCCAAATGCAGCAGCGTCCTCCCCGGTTTTATCTTCTACACGCTTGCCACCGCTCGCCCAGTAGACGGCAGCCTCTTTTAGTTTCCCTGGCGGCCGCCCTCGAATGTTTCCGTGTAAGCCTTCAGCACACCACGGATCCAATATGGATCGTCAGCCAAATCACGCATGGCCTCGATCGAAAATGGCACTTCCTTGCCGTCTTCATCCTGAATGCCATCCCAACCGACCATGATCACCTTCAGCAGGTCAATCTCGCCCTTCTCGCCAAGCTTTTGAAATTCTTTCCGGCCAACACGCTTAAATTTCGCGTCAAAGGTCACCGTGTCGAAAGTGCCGCCATCACTGGGTTCTTCGATGCTGACCGGCCAAGAAAAGACTTTAACTTTTTTACGGACAAATGCCATGCGTAATGAACGCGATACTGCAACAGCATACACCCAATAAAAAGGGGCCGCATTAGCGACCCCTAAAACCGTCCACACCGATCGCAGTTTAATCAGGTGTAAACGAAGCTGAACTCATCGTT